CCCGCCCAGAATGTTAGCCCCAGAGACGGACGGCCATCGGCGCGCGGATGGTGTTGAAACCATACAGCACGTCGATACGGCAAGGCATACGGTCGTTGTTGATGTCGTACTGACGAACAACGCGGAGCGAGATGCCGTTGTGAACCGCGCGCGCTGCCATATCGACGCCCTGCGGAAGCAGAAGGTCGGCGGTGGCGAACGTGATGGCGTTCTTCTGGTAGATGAGGTTCTGCGGGTAGCTGGTCGAAGCCGCACCGACAAAGGTCGTCACATCGCTTGCAGTCGGGAACGAACTGACAGTCGCCAGCGCGTTGGCGGCGGTGTAGATCGCAGGGCTGATCTGCACGCCGGTAGCGTTGCCCGAGCCGTCAGCGGTCGCTGCGGCGGTGACAACAAACTGCTGGAGCGCGCCGGTCGATTCACGGGTCTGCGGGTTAACCGAGAACCGGCCCGCAATCGTGAACACGTCGCCCGCCGCGAGCGTAGCGTTTGCGCCGAGGCCCGAAAGGTTGATCGTGGACTGACCTTCTGTCGAGACAGTGGTGGTGACGGTGCCGGTGACGTTGCGCGAACCCGTGGTGTGCTGCTTGATCGACTGCGACATGTTGATTTCGTCGTAGCCCAGCACGCCTTCGCCCATCATGCCGTTCTTGAACTGGCGGCTGATGGTATCGACCGGGTTAAACAGACCCTTCATGCCTTCGACCAGGCCGGCGTTAGCAGCCGGATTGACGGTGGCGTAACGGGTGTTCATCGGAACAGCGTATTCGTTCAGCTTCTGCTGCGCCTGAAGCAGAACCAGCGAAGTCGCCGGGGTCGTGCCGGGGGTGCCGACCGACGAGTAGATCTGCTTGTAGGCGTTGGCGACGTCAGCGTCGATGCTGGCCGCAAGCTGCGAGATACGCGGCTTGAGAACGCGGTCGGCAAAGTCGTCAAGCTGCATGGTCAGTTCGGCAGAGGTGAAGTTCACGCCGATGTGCTTCTGGCTGGCAACGGTCAGCGTAGTGAACTGCTCATTGTCGTCCTGCACCTGAAGCGCAGCACCATCAGTCACCAGCGCACGGTCAGGCAGACGGATGCGCAGGGTCGAACCGATCTTGGCGCCTTCGACAGCAAAGCTGTCGTCGTACTGGCGGTTCACGTTGCGAGTGAGAACAAGGTTGTTTTCGAGAATCTCAAGCGCCTTGCGCGTGATCATGTCGATAGTAAGAATCGAGTTAGCCATGTGGGTCGTCCCAAATTAACGGTTGCGTTGTGCCTCGTACTTCTTGATCTGCCGCATCCGTTCCGCTTCGATCCATTCCGAGGTACTCATGGACTTTGCAGCCCGTGGGTCGGTGGTATCAAAAGCGGGCGTACCTTTGGCACGGGCTGTGACAGGCGCAATCGGTGCCGGGGCGGTTGATGTCCTCCGGGTGGGCGGATTGTCGCTAAGTTTAGCTTCAAGCCGTCCGATCTCTCTTGCCTGCATGTACGGAGCCATTTGGGAGATCCGCTGGGCTTCTTTCGGGTTAGAACCGAGGTAATAGATTACGTCGGGGCCAATGTCCGATGCCTGGATCGTTTGAGCCATCACATCCGTCACAGGAAGGTTGGGGTTGTAGGCGACTTGCTCGAAGTCGTCGTACTTATCCCGCGCCTCTTCCTCTTTCGTCTGATACTGCTCCAAGAGGGCAGACTGCTGCTTGGCGGCTTCCCGCCGAGCAACCAGATCTTCAGCTTTCCGTTCGGCCAACGCTTCCGCGTAGTCCTCTGGCGAGTTGAAGTACTCTTGGGACGGGATGTCTACAGGTGCGCGAAGCGCCTGAAGGTCAGCCTGCCGTTGAGCCTGCTCTCTTTCCCATTTGCGCTGCTCGCGTGCGAGGCGCTTGCCGACGATTGCGTCCAGTTCTTCCTGCGTGAAAGACTTGGGTGCTTCCTGTTCGATCGGCGTTTCCGGCGCAAGATTGTCTTCAGGCTGGACTGCTGCCGTGGCTTCCAGTTCTGGCGCGGAGGCATCCGCTTCAAATGGGACATTTTCGTCCATAACTAACCCCTATGGGATTCCCGGTGAGCCTCGCCGGTACGGTAGTTTCAAGCGTAACATGTTCGGGCAGCGCCCGTCAATGCTATGCGTAATAACTGATGTTCAGCTTGGCGCTGGCGGTCTGCTCAATAAACCGGATTTTGGTTAGATCGCCGTCGTACTGGAGCGGCACGCCGATTGCGAGCGGCATACCGATCGACGCAGTCGGCGCGGTGCCGTCATCGCGCCAGCGCACGCCCTGTGTCTCGGCGACGATCAGCGCAAACGTCGGCTGCTGCTTGTTGCCGCTCGGGTCCGTGGTTGGAACCGTCAGGCCCGTTGAGGCGCTGAGTGAAGTGATTTGCTGATACCCCAGGCACGAGGTGACAGCCTTGAGGGTCAAAGCCATTAGAAACTTGTCCTTTCTGTAAACGACCGAAGCTGCATCGGGTTTTTGTACGCAGTCTGCGGCGTGTAACCGAAGTTCCAGCCGGTGTTGTTGCCCGCGTCAACATTGTTGTCGGCCCCCGGCATCACAAATCCATAGTCCATTGCACTACAGATGTATCAAGTGCGCTAGTTGATGTAATCGTAAACGAGGTGCTATCAATAATGGAAACTGATAGTGCTCCGATGGTGCCACCCGGCGTCACTCTACGCAGGCTAACATTGCTTAGTATGGCTTCGCCAAACGCCGCCGATGCCTTATTGCGGACTGCGGTATTTGCGACCGTCACTGTTCCAGCAACAAGCGTCGCGCGGCCCTGCCGCAGCGAGCCTGTCGTCGTCGTATGATTGCCCCGAGTAACCGGAGAAATGCCCGTCGATGTCCCAAAATTTTGAAACAGGTTGTTTCCGTAACCAGAAATTTCGTTGTCTACCAGCGTGGCCAAGCCAAGGTTAAAACCGGGAACGGCGCCAATAAACGATGTTTGGTCAACGGAGCCTTGAGCGCGGTTGTTAGTTACGAGCAGCGGCCCTTGGCCGTTCAACGAGTTCATCGAGATGCCCGGTGTGATAAGGTGGCTGGTGCTTACAACATAGACCCCAATACCGCCCGTAGTCCCTGACGATTGTGAAACAATGGTCGTATTGGCAGAGATCCCTGCGCCTGTGATGACAGCCCCAATTGTAAGGTTGCCAAATGCCTTTGCTGTAACCGTCAACACAGTGCCCGACCCGCCGCTTCCATCGCTGATAGTCGCGGTAAACGTCGCAGCGATGGACCCATGCTGGATCGCTGTTGTACCAAAGTTTCCAGTAATGCTGGCCCCTTCAATCAAGCCGCTGTGCATGATTGCGCCAAGCCCTCCCGCCACCGACCCAGGGCCGCGTGCATCTGGGGATCGGTTTCGTTCAATCCTGCCCCCGACCCAATGGCCCCAACCTTCACCCCAGTTGACACCTAGGCGTCCGTTGTCCAAGGATTGACAGTTCATCGCTTGAAGGCCAGACGCAAACGTGACCGCGCCGGGAAAACTGCTTTGGCTAAACCCATCAAAAACCGAATTGCGCGCAATGCAATGATCAAAAAACACATTGGTCGTCCGGGCCTGAAAACCATCATCCCCCGCGAACTCGGAAACGCAGGATCTGAAGATGATGTCCCGCCCAGTGTCATGCGTATCAAACCCTGAAAGCGTCGTATAGAGCGCCGTCATTCCGTCTATAACCGCGTTGATCGGCTGGCCGTAGGCGTCTAAAGGGACAAAAGCAGGGTCGAGCTGCACAAACGAAACTGCGTGGCGCACATCCTCCATAACCCCGCCGTAGCTGCGAAGCTGCTCAGTCCAACCCGAGATGGAAAGGCCGTAGTACCCGCCGTGTCGCATGAATGGGTTTTGAATATTGAGATTAATGACGTTCCAAATTTTGATGAAGTCACCTCTAGCGTCGTCAGGCCCGTAAGGCGCTTTAGACCCATAAGCGGTCGGGTTAATAAGTGTGACGTTTGCGCAGTATTTTAGGTAAAACGGAAACCACACGATATTTGCGCCGAACTCTTCATCATTTATTTGAGCGCAGTCAATCACGACGTCTTCAATCATCGTGCATTTGCCTACAATGGCGTTGTCTGCGATCAAGAAATTATAGGGCGTCGCGTTTTGCAGCGTGAACGTAACCGGCCCTGCGCCGGTTCGCGCTGTAATCTTTCGGCCAATGCCAATCTTGTTAAGTCCAGAGACGTTGGGGCACCCAACGATAAGAGCATCTGAACGGATTTCCAGCCAATCGCCAATTTGCCAGCCGGGATCGGTTGCTACGGTAAGTGTATTGGTGCCGTCGAGAAAATCAGCCGAAAGGCTTACCCAAGAGGTGGGTTTTTCGCCTTCGATGCGAATGCCGCCGCCGGGGTTTACGCCGCCGACAGGAACAAGCCTTGCGCCCTTGTCAAACGAGATGTGCGTACCGCTTTGCTTTACCAGCAATGGCCCCGTGATGCCATAACGCGAGGTGGCCCGAGTGCCGACGCGTGCCGGAAAATGAAGCCTAGTCTTGGTCGCAAGATATGCGTTAACAACTGCCGTGCAGTCCGTTCCGTCGCCCGCCGCGCCGATCCAAGGGGCCATCATAACTAGGCTATTATCGACCGCAGCCTGAGTAATGCCGAGAGGTGTGCCGATTAGCGACGCTCCGCTAGACGAAGCCAAAGAAGCTATGAACGCGTCCAAATCCGCAGAGGTAGCAATACCTGGGACATTGTCCTTGGTCCAAATTTCGACGTTGGCTGCCGTTTTTAGCGTGAACTTGTACGACGCCAACGAGGTAAGCCACACTTCGTTGGGTACACGGCCTGCGCTGTCCAGAATGATCGGGTTGGCGTGCGGGGTCGCTCCGCTGCTGCTGGTGTACGTTGCCAGCGGCGTGGTCGTGCCTGCGGCGTAGGTGAACAGCTTGCCGCCGGCCAACGGCAGGCCGTTGTTCCCGAAGAACTGCCACCCGGCGCCGGCAAGAGAAGAGAGAGCGACCATGTTGCGTCCTTATGCCAGAAAGCGCAGTTTGTAGAGCGTGGTGCGATACAGTTTGACGATGTTGTCAACCTCGTTCTGGATCGACGTATCGTCCTTCTCAAACGCAGTATACCGCGCTTTTTGCAGATCGGCCAGTTGGTCCTCAAGGAACTCGACGATGTTGGTCGTCTTCTTGGCGCTCATCAGCGAGATAGGGCCGATCAGGCCGTACTCACCTTGGTACTGTTCCACCAAGCTGTCCGCAAGATCCACGATCTCGTCGTAGAACGTGCCCAGCGCCGTGTGTTTGGAAAAGCTGCGCGTGTTCAGGTGAACGGAATGGGCGACATCCCGCGCCAGAAACAGCGAACCGATAAAGTCAGCGCAGGACTTCATTCCATCATTCCTTCAGGGGGCTGCATGGGCATCTCAGGCGCTTCCATAGCCATCTCGGGCTGCTCAGGCTGCATGGGCATCTCGGGGGCCTCCATAGGCCCTTCTGCGGGTTCCTCCCCGCCAAAGCTACCCATGTCGGGCTGCTGCATGGTCGGCGCAACCAGATCGCCCGAGTCCATCGCCGCGTGAAGAGTGCCCAGCACGATGTCTTGGATTTGCTCGGGTGTCATGCTGTTCTGGACGGCCACAATGCGCTTGGTTTCGGCGTCGTAAGCCTTGATCTGGGCCTCGAACTGATCGACTTGGACCTTTTGGACCTCCGCCGACTGCTGGATTTGCTCGATCGCATCCACAGTGCGATTGAGTTCCTGCGTGAGGACGTCGATCTGCTGCTTGGCGGCCATCATCTCGGGGCTTTGATCGCCGTCTGCGACCACCTTGGGGTCCAGAATCTTCTTAAACCGCTCGGCCATCTCCTGCGCACCCGGCCAATCCATGTTTTTGATAAACAGATCGCCCGCCACCGACCACAGTTGTGGGTTGGTTTGCAGGATCTGGCTCATGGCGTCGAGAGCTTCCTGACGCTTGGTCATGTAGCCTGGGCCGGTTGTGACCATAACGTCGTAGGTGCCGACCGTTGGATTGTAGATTTTTTCGAGCAGTGCGCCGTTCTGGTCGCGGATTTCGTTGACCGGCTGCTGCTGCTCCGGGTTGATCTTGATCATATCGACCGTGCCGTCCACGCCGATAATGCGGGCGACGCGCTGCGTGTCGTAAATCTTAGGGATCATATCGACAAGTTGGCGCGTGACATGCCGGATCGCGCGGGCAAGGTTATCGACGTAGTGGTACGTCCCAACGTCGCCTTGCTTCTCGCGGGCCATGATGGCCTTGCCCGACCGCTCGTTGCCCGACATGCCCAGCGAGGCGTCGTACTGGCCTGTCGTGGCCTTGATGTCCTCGCCGGCGCCTGCCTTGGCCTGTAGCAGCCCGCTGGACGCCATAGGCGGCTGTGCGCGCTGCGGCAGCGGCAGCGAGCCGCCCAGACCGTCCGTAACGTCAGGGTTGACCTCCAGATACGGCCAGTTGGTCGTGTTGGCGGTCTTCCACTGCTGCTCGTAGCCCTCGAACTGGCCGCCGTAGCCGATGAACGGTGCCTTGGGTGCCAGCGCGAGCATCTCGGCTTCCTGGCTGACCCAGTAGTTGTACATGCGCTGCGCGTCCTTGGCGTTGCGCACGAGACCCGAGATGTAGACCTGACCTTCGACTTCCCACTCGTTACCGATCACGCGGACAACAGGAATCCACTTGCCGGCCCACTCGCGCTCCTCAAGAACGTCAAAGCCGTTAGTTTTCATCCACATGACCGTCTTGCGGTCAACGTCGCGGCTGCGGATGGGGGCGCCAAACAGCGCCATAAGCTGCTTGTCGCGAGGCGTTTTGGAAAACGCGGTCTGGTTGTCAGGGTAGAGGTGCAGCACCGCGCGTTTGTGCTTGTAGTAGAAATACTCCGCGATGCGGACGGTGTCTTCGTTGAGCCACGCCGAGATCGACTCGTTGCCGATCCCCTGCGACATGAGCGTCGAGATAGGCGACGCGTCAGGAAAGCACCGCTCGTACTCTTCCTTCGTCATATCCTGCGTGATGAAGCACCACTCGGCGTCCGCGCCGCAAGGATCTTGGATCGTCGGGTCCATGTAGACGCTGAAGGCGTTGCGGACGCGGCCAATCTTGAGGTCTTGGTCAAAGCTGTCTTCGCTGCAATACTCGGTCAGGATGCGGATGTAGCCTTCGCCGTACGTCACTTGGTTGTCGCAGGCCGTGTCGTAGGCGACGTCCGCGTCCGAGATGTACTCGATGTGCTTGACCACGCCGTCGAGGATGGCCGCGACTTCGATGTCAGCCTTGTCGTCCGCCGGGATGACCTTGCCGCTGGGCCGGTTCTGGCGCTGCTCGTTCGTCACCTGCCGGACGTGCTGCGGCAGCTTGTTGATCGTCAGGCAAGGCCGTGCGTTGATCGTCTGGCCTTGCACCGACCCGCGCGTCGCCAGCACGTCGGCGGGCCACTGCCACTGGTTGTCGGGCGAGCCAGCCATAAACCGGAGGTCGTCCAGTTCGTCCTCGCGGCTGTCCGAGTACGCGGCCATCGCCATTTTGAGGCGGCTGCGCATGACCGCCAGCGTGTCGCCCTTGTCCTTATCGGACGGGGCGTTCCCACCGACATTGGCAACTTCGCCTGCCTTTACGATGCCGGTGGGATCAGCCATGTGCTTACTTCTTGCCCTTCTTGGCTGCCTCGCGCTTGACCGCGTACGCAATCGCCACGGCCTGCTTCTGGGGCTTTCCTGCCGCCATTTCGGCCTTTACGTTAGCCCGAAACGCAGGCTTGCTGACCGATTTCTTCAGCGGCATGGCGCTTACACGCAATGGATGAGCGCGAAGTTGACCACGACCGCTTCCGACAGCGCGCCTCCGGTCATGTTGCGCAGGGTGATCACCGCCGAACCCGTGGTCATGCTCGACACGTAGGTCGTGTAGGCGCCCGACGTACCACCAGCCGAGATGTTGGTGATGACGATGTCGTTAGCCGAGATGAGGTTGTTGTTCAGCGTGAACGACACTGCCGTGTTCGCCGCAAGCTCTGCGGCGTTCATGGTGACGCGGCCAGCCGATGCGTTCAACGTGACGGCGGTAGACTTGCTGGTCGCCTGGGTCACGGTGCCCTGCGCAGCGGCGGTGTAGCCAAGCTGGTTATCACTCAGCAGAAAATCCGCTCCAATGATGTCTTGGTCAGAGTACGCAACGCCGATCGGCTTCGTGTTAGACATGGTTTAGTTTCCCAGCCAAGATGTAGATATACCGGACGGAGAATACGCGCGTCCGCTGGTTCTGTCAACGCGCGGTTCGCGGGCCTCGCGGTGGCCGACCGGGAACGCAAACGTCACGGCGATGGCGTCGGCGGCGTCTGGCGAGGCCAGCCCGCGCGCCTTCATGTCCTTCTTGCTTTCGAGGAACAGCGCGCCCTTGCTGTCGGGCTTGGTCATAGGCCCGATGAGGTCCGACTTCAGCATCCGTTCGTTGGGGACGGACGCCGTC